CCATCATATGCTGTATAAGCAGATCCTTGAGTTGTTAATTTGTCTAAAAGTCCCATGTTTATTTTTTATTATAAATATTATATATTATGACATTCGGTAGCTATTTTTTCTACTTTCATCTCCTTGAGTGTTGGGTTGTGCACCTGTTGTAGCTTCAATTACTTTTTTACCATCAATTGATACATTTATTGGTCTATTAGCTAAAGCATTAATATCACGTCGTAATTCAGCAATAGCACCCACTACAGCAGACATATCAGTACCCCCAGAAGATTGTTTTTTTCCACCTTTTAAATTAGTTCCAGCTACAATAGAATCTTCTTTATCTAATTGAATAGATCCTTTTTCACCGGATACTATTAATCCCCCTTTAGGATCAATGGCACCATCTTTAATTGAACCTATTAAACCAAAACCAGCAGCTAAAATACCAGCGGATGCTGCTAAACCTAAAGGAACACCCACTATCGGAATTGCTGCTAGAGAAGCATACGCGGCATAAGCGGCATATATAACAGCTATAGATGCTATTCCTTTAATTAGTTTCCCAACGGTACCTAAAGGACCTATTAATTTAGAAATTCCTTTTCCTATTGAACCAAAAAAATCAAATAACATACGAACGGGGATTAGTATAGTGTTTACTATATCTAACATTCCTATTAAACCATCTACCATTCCTAAAATACTAGGAGCCATAGTAACAAATGTTTCTTTAATTTTTTCTAGTTGTTGAGAAATTTTTTCTTGTTTTGATTGTTGATCAACCATATTATCTAATTGACCTTCTTGAAGCATTTTTGAAGCTTCTTCTAGACCATATTTTTGTTTAGCTGATTCAAATGCTTTTTGTTCATCTTCATTTAATGCATGACCTATAGATTTTAATGCTTCTTGTTCGACAAGTGTATCCGCTAATTGATCTGCTGTCATACCAACAGCTTTAGCCATAGCTTCTTGTTGGATACGATTCATTTGACTAAATTCAGCAGCTGATCCAGCTTGTTTTGTAATTTCTTCAGCTACTGTTGCCAGATCATTATTTAAAGCCGCATTTCTTGCTTTTTCTAGGTTTATATCTTTTCCTAAAAGTAATTCAGCTGAAAGTTCATTTTCAATTGAAGATTCAAAATCAAGCAATTGATCTGCTATATCAGCTACTTTACCTAAATCTCCACCCATTAATTTAGCAGCAACTGCTGCTTTTGCTAAACCTTCAGCACCACCTTGTAAAGATAATTTAGTACGGTTAGAAACATTAGCCATATCAGCCATAAGTTTCTTAGTATTTAATGCTACACCTTTTTGGTAAGTCATTATTTTTGCTGAAGCCTGGAATGATTTAACATTTTCTTCTAAACTTCCTCCAGTAGCCATAGAATATTTTTGCATGCCCAATATTTCTTCATTGGTCATACCAGCTTGTTCACGTAATTTGGTAAATGTTTTTAAATCTGATTCTGATAATTTACCTGCTGTTCCTAGTTCATTATTAACAGCCATAAGGGATTCTTGGAGGGCTCTAGTATTTAAAGCAGAGTCTCCAGAAAGAATAGCCATTTTATTTAATTCATCTCGTACACCTTCAGCTTGATTATAGGTGATATTCATCCCTTTAGCTAAATCACCTGTAGCTTTATCTACTTCCAGTATAACTGAAAGCATAGTTCCTAGTACTGAGGTTAAAACATTAGCGGGGTTTAATACTCCTCCTGAAATTTGGGAGCCTATATTTTTAAAAGCGGCGCCTAATCCTTTAACTCCACTTCCTGTTTCTTTTACTTTTTCTCTAGCAGAATCTAAAGCTTTATTAGCATCAAATACATCTCCTAATATAGGAATTTTTGATATTCCTTTTAAGACACCACCTACAACACCTAATTGTTTGTTTATTTTAGTATAAGAATCTAATTCTTCTTCTACTTTTTTAACAAATTCTTCTTCAATAGCAAATTTATCTTTAGCAGCTTTAAGAAGAGCTTTTTCTTTAGAATTTAAATTTGTTTTATTTTTTAGTTGAGACGCTGCGGATTTTAATTCACGGAGAGCTATTTGGGAGCGTTCTTTTAGTGTTTGAAGTTGTTTTTCATTTAATGTAGAAATTTCCTCTTCAGAATTTTGTAATTTAAAAGCAACACTTTGTAAAACAGAATATGATTTTGATGCTTCTTGTATAGCATCATTCTGTTTCCCTATTTCCTTATTTATTTCTTTAAGGATATCTCTTTGTTCTTTAAAAGATTCGTTATCAGGAGATTGAGGTTGGTTCTTTGCCATTTAAAATATTTTGTTATAAATATTAAAGATTAACATTTTTAACCGTATTTAATTGGTTTTTTAGTATTAGCTGCTTTTTGAAGTAATTCTGGGGTTTTTATAGTGCCATCAGAATTAATTACAGTCTGTTTACCACCACCGTTTTTTCCAGGGTTTTCAGCAGCATCTTTTTCTTCTTCATAATGATTTTTTATTTCATTAAAAGTCCAACGGCGGAGCCAAATTGGCATATTGTAAACAGTATGCCAATCATAACCTCCTTTACCGTAAAATACTATTTGGTGGATTTGATTAAATAGGGACGCTCTAGCGGGAGCAATATTATTAGATGTCAGGCCAAAAAAAGCTAACCCCAATTGGGATATTGACTCTATTGCTCCTCCCACTGGGAAAAAATGTTAAGTCAACGTCAGGTTGAATTTCTTTAATATATTCACGTAATGCTCTTGCATCTTTAGCTAATAAAGCAGTATCAACAAATTCACGAATATCTTTTTTATCTCTCATCCCCTCTATTGAAGTAATCATATATTTTAAACGAGTAGACATTTCAGGAGAAGAATCTTTATTAATTTTCTTTAAACCTTCTAACTCACGATTAATATCTTGTTCATCTTTATGAGTTAAGATTTTAAATGTTATATGGTTTTTTGAATGTGGAAGAGTAAATGAAAATTCATTTACATGAGATGTAAATAAGGATTCATCTAATTTTTTATTTTCAATTTGTGATAAATCAACTGTTTGAGATTCTCCATTATAATCAAATGAATATTCTGATCCATATCCTAAAATACGAGCAGCAACCATGATTGCGTTTTTATCACCAATTAATAAATCTTCAAAATTGATTTTAGATACTATTAATGATTTCATCAATTTGTCTAATACAGTACCATTTTTGATATATGATTGATTAGTTAATATGTCCTCTTCTCTAGCGGTCATATATTTCATTTCAATCTCACCTTTTGCTAATTCTGTTCCTTCAGGATAAAGTAAACCTTTAGATGGTAACTCAACGATTTCCGTTGGTAATTTAAATTTTGATTCTTCCATAATTTTTATTTATTATAACTTAATTGTCCTATATACATATATTAAATAGAAGTAATATTATCAGGATTTACATTATATGTTAAAACTCCTTCTACTTTTAATATTTCTTTACGAATAGCTTCCATTTTTGTACGATCAAACCCACCTTTTGCAATCCAAGGATGACCATCAACTTTTACAGTCATTATTGACTGGAATTTCTCAGTATTTTGTTCACTATATTCCATTGGTTCTTTTACAGATGCTACTGTAATTCCTGGGATTGAGCGAATATCAGAAAATATTTCTTTTTGAGGTCGTTGTTTGATATTGGTAATAAGCATACCAACCATTTTAAATTTGTCTTGATATTCCTCGTTTAGAACTTTATTTAGTTCTTCTTTTACTAGCGTACGTAAATTGTTTAATTTCATATAATGGTATATGCTATAAATATTGTATAGTCTAATTTAATTAACGTGTTTATTCGTTAATATATAATAGAAAAATAAAAGCTCCAAATTTCTTTGGAGCTCTTGTATAATTTGTATTTCTTAGTAATTTAAGATACAGTAATCTGGTTGAACTGTTACTTGGATATTTACTGGTGTTCCATCATCATCCCAGTTATAATCACCAAAGTTAACTTCTGTAATTACAGCTCCTTTAATAATCCATTCAGAAACGATATCACCTACAGGTCCGATTACGTTGAATGTGATATCTTTTTTATAGAAATCAGAGTATCCATCTCTACCTGTTACAGATTCGTGACCTAAACGTACCCATTCCATTACTGCTTGAGCTCCACTTGGTGTGATTGACTCATACATTGTAAATTGGATAGTGTTCCAAATTGTTTTTCCTTTTACATAACGTTGAACGTTAATGTGGTTAAGAGCAACTGCAGTTTGTGTTAACGATACAGCACCTACACCTTTAACCAAATATGATGGTACTCCATCCATATAAAGGATAAAACGGTTACTTTGTTTAGGTTCAAACGCCGTGTAAAATATTTCGTTTGGATTTAAAATTGCCATTTTTTATTATTTTAGTTTCTTTTATTATAAATATTAAATATTTCTATTTTTTATCCAGGAAATTCAGCTCCTGTTGGTTGTAAGATAAAATCTAGAGATATAAATTCAGCTGTACGTGTTGGTTGGATGTAAATTTGTCCTACTAATTGATTTTGATCAATTACTGCTGGTCCGTTATTTGTATCATCCATAACAACTTTATAAGCATATAATCCTTGTTTTTGTTGGATTCCTTCTAGGAATGGTGATACTCTAGATACAAATGAATTACGTGTTGCAATTGTATTTTGTTCAAATACTACTGTATCAGCAATTTGACGGATATAATTTTTCAATTCAATCATTAAACGTCTAACATTCACACGATCAAGAGCAGATTGAGATTTTTGTAATGTTTTTTGTCCGTATACTACAACACCTTGTTTAGGTAATGTTGCAATTGGATTAATGTTATTACTATATAATGTATCTCTATTACCTTGTGATAATTTTAATTCAGCTTGTAATACTGTGTTTAGTCCACCTCTGTTAATACCTGCTGGTGCGAACCATGGAGCTGCTACTTTATCGTTATTAGCATATACACCTGGTATTACAGTTGAAGCTGGTACCCAAACATGTTTTCCTGTTGCTGGGTCAATGATACGAACCCAAGGCCAATATGTTGCAGCATAAGAAGTATCTCTAGTATTAGCTTGTGTTACTGCTTCTCCAATTGTACTTCCAAATACACCTAAATCAGTTACATATAAATTATCTCCTCTAGAGATAGTATTAGTAATGATTTCTGTTACTTGTGCTGTATGAGTATCATTTAATAATCCAGGAGTAAATAATACATTAAATTGGTATTGTTCAGCATTTCCTAATAAATCAATCATATTATCATAACTAGTACCTACCAAACCTTGTGTGTTTGCAGCAATATTATCATACAAATTAATAGTATTACTTACAGCACCTGTTGCTAATCTAAATGATCCACTTCCGTTTAATGGAATTGATGCTGTATAAGCAGATACGGGGATTCCATTAGCGTCAAAATAGTTTGGTGTATTATAATTAACCGATTTAATACGAACATATCGTGAATTGTTTGGATAACTTCCTGACAATTCCATTTGATTTGTAGTTGAGTTGTAATTTAATACTTGGTCACCTATTACTTTAGAAATATAACGGGATGAATTTGGATCTAAATTAACGTTATTAAATGCCTCTAAAACAACTTTATTATTTGTTATATCATTACCTCTTCTAACTAATACATTAAATGTTCCTGAACCAGTATTTGAGTTTGTAATTTCCCATCTAACATTATCTGCACTTCCAGATGCTAATGCTCCTGAAACTTCTGATCCTGAGTTATTCATGGTAACCCCTTTAGATAAAGTTTCTAAAGTGAATGAAGAAGAAGCAACATTTAAATAATTAGAAACCGTTGTACTTGTTGCAGATGTCCATGTAGATGAGCCAGTTACAACACGAGCAACTAATAATGAAGTTCCTCCATAATTAAAGTAATTATATGCAGCTATTGAAGTAAGGTATGAATATGAATTACCTCCACTGATAAAAGTGTCTCCAAATAATGTTTGGAAATCAGAATATGAAGTTACCAAAGTTGGTACTTCAACAGGACCTTTCACTGTTGGGCCTATAATAGCAGCACCAGCTTGAACAGGTTGACCTGTTAAGAATGTGTTGTCTATTTCACTAATTGCTACTCCAGGAGAAGTTGTAAAATTTGCCATTTTATGTTTTTATTATAAATATTAATGTTCTTTCTAAAATATATTATTAAGCAGGAAACGTTGCACCTGTAGGTAATATATTAAAGTCTAATATAATAAATTCAACTGTTTTTGTTGGTTGAATATAGATCTGGCCTATTAATTGGTTGTTATCTACTACGTTAGGTGGGTTGTTAGATTCATCCATTATTACTCTAAAGGCGATTAAACCCTGTTGTTGTTGAACAGAAGCTAAATATGGATTAATTACTGCTAAGAAATTATTTCTTGTAATCGTATCATTTTGTTCAAATACAAATGTATCTGCTACTTGAGAAATATATGATTTTAACTCAATTAATAAACGACGTACGTTGATACGATCTAAAGATGATCTTTTCTTTTGTAGTGTTTTTTGTCCAAATATTACTACTCCTGTATTAGGATAAGTTGTAAGTGGATTGATATTTGCTTGATATAATGTATCTCTATTACCTTGAGTCAATACACGTTCTGCTTGTGTAGCCGTAGTTAGAACACCTCTGTTAATACCTGCGGGTGCAAACCATGGAGCAGCAATATTATCATTGAATGCATATATTCCTGGGATTAATGTTGATGCAGGTACCCATACTTGATTAGCTGTACTTGGGTCAATTGTTTTAACCCAAGGCCAATATGTTGCAGCGTAAGAAGTATCATATACTGATGTATCTGTTAATACTTGGGAAATTTGAGCTCCATATTTTGAAGAATCAAATACTACCATCATATCTCCTCTATTTTGAGCAATAGAAACCATAGAAGTAATTGCAGATGTAGCTACACCTCCTGTGTTAGATATTAAACCAGGAGCAACTAATAAATTGTAACTAAATGCATCTTTATTTGCTAATAATGAAATAGATTCAGTATAAGCACTAGCCGATATACCTTGAATATTTGTTGAGGTAGTAATATTTTCGTAATAATTTGCTACTACACCTGTTGGTACATTTTTTCCTACAGCACTTCCAAAAGAACCACTTGAATTGATTGGAATAGAACCCGTGTATATAGGTTTTGGATTGCCTACATTATCGAAATAGTTAGGTGTTGATTGATTTACTTGTTTAACGCGTACACACGTTGAATTATTTGGATAATTTCCTGTTAATTGAACATAATATTCACCATTATCACTAGCTACACTTTCAACTTGATTACCTATTACTTTTTCAATATAATTTGAAGAGAATGGATCTAAAGATAATGGACCCCATGTTTCAACTACTGATGGTGAGGTTGAAGTATCATTACCTTGACGAATCAATAGATTAAATGTACCTAAATCTGTATTAGCATTTGTAATTTGCCATCTAAAATTATTTGATGAACCACTTAATAATGTTCCTAATGATCCTGTTGGGCCCGTACTATTCATAATAGCACCTTTAGAAATAGTTTCTAATATAAAAGGTGCTGTATTATATGGAGAACCTGCAGAATGTGCTGAAGATGATATAAATGATGAGGTTGCTGAGGTGAATGTTTCTCCTACTACTCTAGTTACAAGTAATGAAGGACCTCCATTATTAAAATAGTTATATGCTGCTATAGAAGTAAAATAAGTGTAGGTGTTACTTCCGCTAAGGAAAGCATCACCAAACTTATTTAAATAATCTGTATATGTTGTTACTATTGTAGGAATACCTACTTTACCTTTTACGGTTGGTCCTATAATAGCAGCACCTGCTTGAACAGGGGCTTGAGTTATAAATGATTGATCATTTTCTATAGCTAATACACCAGGTGATACAATTGTTTCTGCCATTGTAATTATTTATTTTATTATAAATATGGTGTATTTCAACCCAGATTAATCTATCAATGTAATTTCACCTGTTTCCGGATCAATATTTGATTTTCCGTATTTTTCAAAGATTGTTTTTGTAAAATCTTGTTCTTGACTAGATAAATCTTTCAAAGCACTTTTAACTGATTCATGACGCATGTCTAATTGGGTTCTAATCATTTCGATTTCACCAAATTCCATTACTAATGATTGTGTTTTTTGTTGAAGTGCTGTTA